AAGCCCTTGTTGATAGTTAAGATCGGCACGAGCTGAGACCATTCCTATGACTACGCAATGCTCCGTGAAGGATTTGGTGAAGCCGTGGCCAGATAAGGTTGCAGTTCCGAAGGCTGCTAGATTGCCTTGGGGACTGGCGTCTGGTCCGCTTGGATCGGTTTCCGATGTTTGGGCGACTGGGTTGATGTTTATTGGTGTTGATCCCCCTCCTAAGTATTCGGGGCGCTGTAAGCGGGCGTCTGGTGATGTGACGCCGAAGTGAGATTTTATTATCTCTGTGTATCGAGTGCCGCCGCGAGCGTCGCGCTCGAATAGTTTTTGGATTTGGAACGCCTGTCGGAGTTCGTTTATTGTTGCGGCTGTTGCTGTTGATAGGTCTGCGTAGAGTGAGTTCGCTTCGTCGCTACCTACGCCGAGGAAGGTAAGTGATGGACCTGAAGTGTCCATCTGGAAGAAGCCGTCAGCATCTGAAGAGAAGGCGCCTAGAGAGTTGCCGAATGTTCCGTCATCTGCGACGACGGCACGGTCCCCGAGTGGGAGTTGAACGGCAGGGCCTTTTTGTGGAAATGGTAATGCTGATGTGAAGTAGTCGTGGCGTTTGCCACGGTTGAGTATGACATAGTTTGCAGGGTCGTCTGGTCCGTCGCCTTTATCGACGGTGACGCTGTCCTGCATGTTTTGATCGCGGAACCATTCATTGTAAATGAGGTTATAAGCGCGATGGTATAGAGACATATGTGTGAGTGGATCGATATCCGTTGGTATCCCGAAATGGTCTGATAGAGATCCGTTTGCATGTCCTGTTGCTGGAGCGGACATTGTTGGTACCAGGAAGTCAGTGCTGTCTCCTGGGTTATCTTGTTCCCCGTTAAATTTCTGGAAGTTGTCCCAGATTATACGTAGCGGGACAGCGAAGAAGAAGCTGTCGAGGAACATATTATCCATGAATGGGAAGATGGGTGTCGCAAGCCGGGCAAAGCCGGTCATGCTGAGGTTGAAGGTGTCGCCGGGGAGTACCTCGTCTATGAAGACAGGAATCAGAGTCCCGGCGTTGAATGTAGTTTTGCAGCCATGGGATCGATCAAATTTTGATCTGGGAATGTCTGCTTTAGGAACCTGTGAGAATTGATGTGTCATCACCGATTGTTGTTTCATTAGACTGCACTTTCAGGGTTGTTGAAGATTTGCGGGTGGTCCTTTTGGAGTTCGATCAGTTTTATGATCACTTCTGGATGTTGATGGAGATGTATTTCGCCGGTGTTATCGTCGAATTCTCCGAGTTCGAAGAGGATATAGTCTTCTGGATGTTTGTTGAAGGTATGACCGCGATCGTTAACGATGTCGGTTACCATTCTGAGTGCTGCGCCCTTGGTTGGGACTGTGAATGGGTTCATGTATGCTTCAACTTTGCTGTCGCGGATAGTGTACATTTTGTGGATCATTGTTTCGGTTCCTGATCTAGCGGCCTCTCAGAGGCCTTTTGTTTGATTTGAGCTATTCGCTCTTTTACTTGTCTTCGAGCGGTTGTTCGCTCGATTGGCTTTTGTTGTTTGGCGCGTGTGCGCCTGATGTGCCTGAGTGCTCGTTCCTCCTCTGGGTTTCTGAATTGTCGGATGTAGTCGTAATATTTTGGGACTGGGCTTTTTTGTCCGTTGAGGACAACGAAGTCGCCGTGTTGCACGTCTTTTGCGTATTTTCTGTACCAGGCTGCGCCAATACCAGGCTTGGTAGACATGCGAGCATATGGAGGGTTTTGTCGGTGAATTTCACCGTGCCTGTCAGTATAGTAGTAAGTATGTGTAGCATTTTTTCTCTGCTTTTTGAGTAGATAGTTGGAACAATATCTTGCAGATGCTAGCGTGAGTGGTTGTACTGTGCAGTGTCCCATAGACCATATACGGTCTAATATTTGGGAATTGTATGTGTGAAGTCCGTTTTTAGTTGAGATTTTGACTTGATCTGGGAATGAATGATTAAAAAGAATAACGTGATAGTGAGGGCGGTAAGTAAGATCGCCGTATTCACCAGCCATGTAGTAACGTATAGTTTCAGCTGGGTATTTCTTCCGTAATCTTTTGAGGAATAGTTGGACGTGTTCATGGTTAAGTGAGTGATTACCAGGTAGATTATAATCGTCATAAGTAAGAGTGAGAAAGCAATTGTTATCATTGTATAGGGATGCTTCGTGCATTATTCGGAGTTGCCAGTCTCTGGCCTGATCCTTTCTGCATCCTATGCAGTAATTGCATGGGAGTTCGAAGCCCTCATTGTTGATCGCCCGGGTGGGGGAGAAAACGAGCGGGCGTTTGCCGTTCTCGTTCACTTGAGCCCCCCGGTAGGCGAATTGTGGATTGTAGCATGGCATTGATTGTGGTCCGCGTCAGAGGCGGATGCCTCCGCGCATAGGGCGCGCCCTGGAGGGTACGTTTCGTTTGTGTGTGCCGGAGTTTTTGCGGAAAGATTTGCGGGAAGATCGTTTGGTCATTCTTTTGCGTCTGCGGGGCATAGTTAGGTTCCTTTTTTAGTATTTTGAGTTCGTGACGGTGTCACGGGGCATATAGTTAGTCAAGTAAGGGCCTATATGCCTGTTTGAGGGGTGGGGGTCCCCGATCCACTGCGAGAACCCCCCTGAAGGGGTTACTCTGGGGTAGAAGGACCGTCCCCGTCCCCCTCAGTTGGTTCTTTGTTAGGTTGGGTAGGTTTTTTAGTTTTGGTGTCTGGAGGAGGCTCTTTGCGCTGCTCACCGGGTCTGCGTTTTGCGAGCCCGAGTTCGATTAGAGCCTCTTGGTTTTCTGGGTCCTGCACAAAGTCGAGGAATTTGGCAGGGTCGTTTTGGAAGTCTGCACGGATGTTCGCTGGTACAGTTTGGAACATATCGGCAGCTTCTATGAGTTTATTTTGGGCTGTGTGGAAGTCGGGAGCGCCGATGTAATCGGAGTAGTCGCCCCGATTTGTGTTTTCATGATCGATTAATCCCGTTTTACGGTGTTTCTCCATGATTTTGTTGATGTCGCATTCGTCTGCGAATGCTTGTTGGGTCCTGCCCTGTTCAGGGAAGGAAATTTTAACGCGGTCGTGTGGTCTGTGGTGTCCGTACATAGTTATCGCCTCTTTTGGTAAGCGGAGTATGCGCCGGTGGCGCCTCCGAGGTTTCCGAGTAGTGCTTTCATCATTGTGTCCCACCATACTGCGCCTTTCCCTACGGGTGTTTTGAGGACTTGTTCGGTGGATTTAGCGCGTGCCGCTGTAGATTTTGCTGAGAAGAGATTTTGTGCGGCGATTAGAGTTTGTGCCTGCGTTAATGTGGTGTCGGCACCGAGTTTTGCTGATTGTGCTTTTATGTTTCGGTTTGTTTCCTCCATGTTTTTCACTTCCGCGGTTAAGCGATGCATCTGCATCGCTGAACTCACGGCAGGAGATATGATGTCCATTGATGGCATGGTTTTGGCGGATTGGATAGCGCCGGCCGATGTGCCCCCCGAGGGCGCGCTGGCGCCGCCCTGTTTAAATGCGAGCATTGGGTTGAGCCCTGCGGCCTTCATGTCTGCCATGCCGCGTTGATACGCTGTGTTGGACATCCTTTCTTGGAAGTTATATTGGCGGTCAAGCCGCCGATCCGTGACGATGTCTGCGGCGGCGATGCGCCGATCATCTACACGGGTTTGTTGTTTTATGCGCTTGGCGTCGGAGGATTGTTTGAAGAGACCCCCGAGTAGGCTTCCGCCTGCCATTATTAGCGGTGCGAGTGGGAAGACCATGGGTTTGCCTTTACGTGTTGTTGAACAACCGGTCAGGGGGCCTGTCTTTTTGAAGACCCCCTGGCCGGTTTTATGTGCGTTTAGAAGTGGTCAATGAGACCTGGAACGCTGTACGTCGGCATTGGTCGTGCGCACGCGAGTTTGAAGTAGCTGTCGAAGATGAAATGAGGTTCGCTTGGTACAGCGATTACACGTTCGACGGGTGGGTTTTCGACGATGAATGCATCGTCTAGGACCGGAAGCGTAGCGAAGTCTTGGGCTAAGTGCCATTGGTCCAGACTTTGCGCGAAGTTGCTCCTGAATTGTCCTGTTATTATTGATGGTTTGTAGCGGTATTCTGCGTACCGCTCTTGAAATCCGAAGACGAGTTCATCGTCTACGGTGCCTTGGGCCATGATTTCTTTATTGAGTATTGATTGTTCGCCCAGGTGTGAGAATGCGGGCCAGTAGAAGTCGAAGCGAGTGCTTCTAGATAGTGGGCGTTGAAGCCCTTGTTGATAGTTAAGATCGGCACGAGCTGAGACCATTCCTATGACTACGCAATGCTCCGTGAAGGATTTGGTGAAGCCGTGGCCAGATAAGGTTGCAGTTCCGAAGGCTGCTAGATTGCCTTGGGGACTGGCGTCTGG